CCAGAACCATCTTTAGCAACAATACTAAAATATTCTTTATTCTGTGTTGTTCTAGTAAGTAAGAATGTTCTTCTAAATCCATTAAAATATTGACTGAAATCATCTAGTTCAATCAATTCACCAAAAGTAAATCCAGAAAACTTATCTTGATATCTGGTTTTAACTGTAATATTAAATGCAATCGTAGACACTCCAACTTGAACTGGTAAACCATGAAGAACTAGATTATCTCCTATTTCATATCCAGTTCCACGATCAGCAATACTAAAATCAATTACACTTCCACCAGTTCCTACAACAACATCCATTTTTGCACCAGAACCATTTCCACCAAGTAAAGGTATATTTTTATATGGAGTAGGTTCGTCTATTATAATAAAAGGTTCATCTTTTGTTGCTGTATAACCAGTTCCTGGACTAACAACGTTAATTGCTGTAATTGTACCTGCTGCACTTACCACAGAAGTAAACGCAGCACCAACACCTGCACCTGCACCTACATTGACTATAATTGTATTTGTTGTTGCATTTTCGATATCGAGAATTTTTCCTGATGCTGGATCTGTAGATCTTGGATATGATTTTTCTTTGACATATCCATCTCTTGAACATGTAAAGAATAAAGAATTATCTACAATTTGAATAGTGTTACTATCTGTCAAACCATGATTAGGAATTACTAAGAATAATTTTCCAGTAAATGAATCATATTCAGCAAATGTGGGTGTTTTAAAGGAGATATTTGATATTTTAATTGAATTTGCTAACGATCTAATAAATTTATGAGTATAATTTGCATAAGAAACACCAATTGCTACTCTTGGTGCGGTTATGTACCCTTGACCATGAGTTGAAATTGATACTGATTCAATAGTTCCCCCTACACCAATATTAGCATAAGCAAGAGCTCTCGTTGGGACTTGATATCCAGATCCAACACCAACTAAAAATTCATTAATTCTTCCACCTCTTGGAATGTCGGTAGTATCAGTAGCAAGATCTGGATTTGCAAGGAATTGTATTGTTGTACCACCTCCAATAGGAGATTGGATCCGATAATCAGATTCTCTGATAGATCCAACATCACCAAAAAATGGTTTTTGGAATATATTGTTGATTAATATTGCTCCAGCATAAGTGGTTATTCCAACTGGAAGAACAGCACTATTTTCTTTTATATCAAATGACTTTGTAGTTCCATCAAAACTATCAGATATATCATCAACAATACGATTCATAGTACCTGAACGTCCTTCAGCAATATCATTTTTTCTGAAGAAAACTCTTCCAGTAAATGTAGACCTTATAGTCATTGCATTTAGAATGTTTTCTACCTCATCATTTTCATTAATCCTCGAACCAGCAAGAGTACCAATTCCTGCAGGACCATAAGGTGCATCAGAAAAGTAAATATTACCCTTCGATACTCTATAATCACCATATAATTCACTAACACCAGCACCTACAGTATGTGCTGCAGCAACAGTTCCCATGTATCCACGAGTAACATTAACAGAATTAGTAAAACCAATTCCAATTAAACCAGTATATAATATTTCATCATTAATTTTTAATAAAGAATTTCCTGATATCTTAGATATATCATTCAAGAAAATTTGAGTAGATCCAATACCAACACTAGTTGATAATCCAAGAACTGTTAGTTTTTTACCAAGTGGACTTTGTATTATATTATCAATTGTAATAAGTGATCTTAAACTTGCTTCTCTAGAATTTACAGACAAAGTATGTGAATTTCCTGAACCCAAATTAGCAAATGTGACAGATACTCCAACAGCAGATTCTGAAGATCTAATATTTAATGCGATTTCATTACTACTAACTACATATACGAAAAGTTTTGATGGGAGTATGTCTGTTGCAGCAATTCCAGGTGCAACTGCTTCCACAATTCCAATACTTGTTCCAGTAGATGAACTATATTCTATTTCTTCTCCATCAGTAAAACTATGATCTACAATATTAATTGTACTGGAACCAATAGATAAATTTGCAGGATCAAATACATGATGTAATATATTCTTACCATCTGATTTAATGGAAAAGGTTGTTAATCCTACTAACTGACCAGTAAATGTTGTTAATCCAGTAAATTGGTCATTTATATTATCTAGTATTAAAACTTTATTTGTTCGAGCTTCAATATAATCAGTTAGTTTTTTAGATTGGAATGCAACTTCTCTAGATATTTCAGTACCTAAAGTTTCTTCCTCAGATACTAAATCATAATCAAATTGTTCGTGAACAGATGCAGAACTTTCAATTTCAACTTTAAATTCAACACTTGTTTTAGGTATTGTGCTAACTCCAACAAAAGTATTTGAGACAACTTCATAGTCTGAAAAATTCTTATATCCAGATATATGCCCTAAACTATTAACTGGTTCTTTCCATGTATCTAAATCTACTTGACTTCTTAATGCATATGAAAATCTTTGATAGTAATCATTATCATGCAATCTCTCATAATTAAAACTAGGTTTATTTTTATCACTCTTCCAAAAACCTAAAGACTCTGCAAAAACATCTACATCTAAATTAAATTCATAAGTATTAAAATCGCTAATAATTGCTTTATGACTATTAACTGAACCTATAATTTGATCATTTTTATCAAATTCGCCAATTATATTAGTTATTTTTAAAGTTTTAGATTGTGGATCCCACCCATTTTCAGATACAGTTGCAGTTGCTTTTCCATTTCCTATAGTTATTATTTCTCCAGTTACATACTCAACAGTTTGAAATATTGGTTCAAACGCTGCTAAATCATCTGCTTTTGTTACTCTACCAAATAGGAAGTTTCCATCAAAGTTTCCAGCTATAGTAGATGATATTCCAGCTATAGAATATTTAATATGAGGATTCGCAGATGCACTTCCATCACTTACTTCAATAACTTCAAAGAAACGATAATCATAAGCACTTGAATTATAACTAGCTAAAGTTGTTCCTCCAATTCCAGGAATCTGTTTTATCTGAACATTTTCTACAAAAACTTTATCTCCAACTGCAAAAGGAATTCCTGTTGTAAATCCATCTATGGGTGCTTTTAATTCTAATTTTAATACTTGACCTTCAACCATTGTAGAAGATTCTGCGTTAATTATAGTTACTCCATTTGAATTAAAAGTTGGTACAATTCTCAAATCTTCTTGTAGACCACTGTCATTTGATACAATTTGAACTTTACTTACTGCAAATCCATCTATAGTCGATCTCGTTGTTATAGTGTTATTTCCAACACCTATTACTTTTGGTGGTGTGGTGTAATTACTTCCTCCAGTAGCAATTCCTATCGATTCTAATGTTAATGTGTTTCTTAGATCTAAGATAGCGTATGTATTTGCTTTTGGTTTTAAAGATTTATTTTTAGAAAATTCCCACCCTTGAACACTTACTTCAGTATCTTCTATTTTGGCAATATCATCTGATAATATTGAAAATACAGCATTAACTCCAGTAGTAGTTCCTACTGATGTAACTGAAGGTATAATATTTGTATTTTTACCAAAGTTTATAATATTAATTTTACTAATAGGACCTTGATCGTTTTTAGAATTAGTGGAATAAGTAGCAGTACTAAACCCAGAAGTTTCATAAGAACTATAAAGTGTTGTTTCCGCACTTCCAACTTTAGAATTGAATGTTATTGTTGTATTTCCAACTCCAGAAACTGTTTGAAGTGTGTTGAACTTAGATTCTACAATATCAATTAAAGAATTATTTTTGATATCAGTATTTGCAAAATTATCCAATAAATTATCATTCTCTACTCTATAATATAGTTTTTCTAAAGATGTATTATTAGTTCTGATGATAAATTTGTTTGATGGTTCATTTTTCCCAATATCAAGTGGTCTTTCAATGAAACTTAAACTAATTTTATCTTTAAAGTTACTATCACTATAGAAATTAATATCTAAACCATCTAAACTTGTATCAGATACATCAATTTCAAGATTATTTCCTGTAGTTATTTCAATTTTAGAATTAACTTTTGCTAAAGAACCATTATTACCTATACTTGTGATATCTATTGATTTGTAGAGTTTTTTGGTTGCTTTTTTGTAAGTTTCAGATAATTTTATAATATTTTCTGATATTTTGATAGCGTAATATATTGTATTATCTAATAAACCACCTATCGCAGATCCTGAAACAACATTGTATAAAAGTGCATCTCCAGTATCAAACCCATGATTATCAATTGTAATTGTAGATAAAGTTGTCCCTACTCCAGTATTCGCAAAGGTTTTAGGATCAGTGACCAGTGTTCTTGTATTAGTATCAAACTTAAATTTAATATATTCTGTTCTGTTTGGAGAAATATTTAAACGTATTGTATCGTTTACAGAAACATTATGACTAGTTCCAAGTGTAACTAATCCATTTACTCTTTTTGCACTACCAATTAGTGCATTTGTATTAGTTTTAATTTGAACTTCCTTTCCAAAGAAGTCATTATCCTCAACACTCTCATAGTGAACATAAGATGTCAAAAATCCTACTTTTTCTGTAGAAAGTCCAATATAGTTATTACTAATTTTAACGCAGTATAATGGATTAATTGTTGATAAGTTAAAGACGGGAGTTAAAAATGGATTCCTTGCATTAATAGTACCACCAATGGAAACCAAAGATACTTTGTCTCCATTTTTAAAATTATGATCTGGAATATAAATTGCTCTTGGTGGAATTGATTTAGTAATATTACTACTTCCAGCAGTTCCAACTACTACACTGCTGTATGATGTTCCAATTCCAACAGAATTAGTAACATTTACATAAGCTATCTTTTCTTCATCTATATTTGTATTTTTTATTTCTTTACCAATTACTCTATAAGTAAAAGATTTTTCTAATCTATTTACTGTAGCATCAAGAGAATGAGATCCTCCTATAGAATTACCATGCATTCTCGAAACAGCATATCTATTATTAATATTATCTAAACCAGTTATTAATAATTTTTCATTATCTACTTGAACTACATCATTAACTTTAAATACACCACTATTAGTTGATACATCAAATTCTACAAAGGTTGATATTCCTGTAGTTGTCGTATTTGCTATGGCAACAGATATAAATGTTGATGTTGTGTTTACTCCTATTTTCTGCAAACCTTGAATACCAAAATAAGAAGATGATGTTATTCCAGAAATTTCTACTACATCATTGTTAGAAAAATTATGTGCTGAATCGCTAGAAGCAGTAACAACATTATCTTTGACACTAAAATTTAAATTATTAACAATAGTTTCAATCGATTCAACTTTTTTTATTTCCTTTCCAGATATTTCTCCTACAGCAGCATCTACAAAAGAATCATTTATATTAATAACATCACCAACTTTATAATTTTTACCAGATTTAAAAGTTGTAATTTGTTTTATCTTTCCTGGTAAACTAGCAGTAACTTTTAATTTAGGATTGGTATTTAAAGATTCTGATAATGGAGGATACTCTCTAAATTTTTCATTCATTCCTAATGGAGATACATTTCTCTTATATTTGCCAGAATTGACAACTTCATCTGTTTGTCTAAAATCTATGTCATAGTTAACAGCATCAGTTTTATTTTGATGTAAAAACGTAGTGTATGGAAATTGAGAATTACCTACAGTATTTGTGGTAAAATAAGCATATATTCCATCTGGAAAATCAGGTGTTTTACCAAATCTACCATTAAATTGATCTAATTCACCATTTCCAGTATATTGATAATCTTCAACAAAATAACCATCTACTTTATCTGGTCTTAAGGAATTATCATTAATTACATCCAATTCATAACTTGAATTTAATCTAATAACACCTGCATCACCAGCTTCAACGTTCCCAAAACCATATGCTCCATATATTGGGTTTCCATCGTATGCCCATCCTAAAATAGGAGAATGTGATGATGGAGGAGATATTTCTGCATTACTAGCATCAATGTTATCGTTCAAGTTTTTTCTGTAATTAAGTCCAGGATAAAATGAAACTAATTTGTTTTCTAATTTAACTTCAGAAGCAACTTGAGCTGTATCTTTAAATGTCTGATCAGTTAATATAGCATCATATCTTTGTCTTGCATTTAAATTCCATTTATGAACATTAGCACTTAACTTACAATCTATTCCTTTAGGAACAACGTTTATAACAGTTTCTTTATTAACATAATTTTTTCCACTATCAATAATAGTGATAGATACTATTTTACCATTTAAAACATTTGCTTTTAATTTAGCAAATTTTCCAGATGTTGCTCCAACACTTATAACATCTAATGTTGGAGGAGAAGAATAACCACTTCCCTCTCTTGTAATTATAACATCTAATATTTTTCCATTTTGAATTATTGGTCTCAATTCAGCACCTTTTCCTCTTCCTATTTCTACTCTTGGTGTAACTAAGTAATTAGTAATGGTGCTCGTTCCATATCCTGTACCACCATTCTGAACAAATACATTATCTAAAGATCCAGAAACTACTGGATATGCAGTAGCATTATAATATGATGGAAGTGTTGATGTAACCAGTCCTGCACTTGGATTGCCTTTTATTTTAACAACAATATCTTGATATTTAAAAGTATGCTCTCCTACACCAACACTACCTAATTTTACATATATTTTTTGATTATAATTTGAATTTGTAATAGTTGTTGCAGTTCCTGCATTACTTAATTTAAATTTATTATCATTAACTACAGAGACTTTATATATTGATTCCGTAGATAAACCAGAGATAACTGTACCACTACAAAGATATTCTATTACATCTCCATCTTTAAATCCATGATTTTTTGCAAAGATATAATCATCATACTTATTAATTCCAGTAAATGTTGTTAAATTGTCTTTTACATTAATTGGTGGGTAAATGTTAGAATCAACAACTACTTTTCTGTATTGGTATTTTATTCCTTTTTCTAACAAAGATATTCGATCAACTATTTTTCTAATCTTCTTAGAAGTTAAGGTATGTGTTCCTGTTCCAAATGATGTAATACCTATTGTGTTAATTCCTGATATGGCATCACTTTTTTTAATAGCTAAAGAGAAAGATACTTCACTGTTTTTTCGAATAAAATAAGTAGATCCTGATGTCAACCGACTTGTATCAAAACCAACAGCAGTAGATCCAATTCCAATTGGAGTTCCTGTTGTTGTATAAACAACCTCCTCACCATTTTCAAATTTATGTGGATTATCCTCTCCATGAGTGATAGCATTATTATCAAGATCCACATTGGTTACTAATTGAGAAATATCATTAAATGAGAAAGAATGTGTAAAACCCCTCATATATACTTTTCCTACCAATGGTTCAACTAAAGAACTTGCATTTCCACCTGTTATAGCAACTTGAGGTGTGTCTGCATAATTAAAACCAGGATGAGTAACAACAATATCAGAAATATCTCCAGAAAAATGACCATGAAGTTTTGCCCCACTTCCATTTGTATTACTAATTACTATATTTGGTGGATTTACTACATCATAATTACTTCCTGAATTTTTTATCACAATATCATCAATCTGACCATAAGAAATATAATCTTCCAAAATAGGGGAATATAATTCAACTCCATTTAACTGAACACCAACAGGACCAATTAATTTATTTTCTGATTCTCTAATTTCAGGTGTTTTTAGTATTCTTTTGAAATTATTTTGATTTGTTAATTTATTTCCAGCTAAAGCATTTGGTGTAATTGTACATGTAGTAATTCCAGCAAAAACTTGAGTAAATTGAATTTTTTCAATACCATAATGATCAAAGTTAGGTCCAGAACAACCAGGTTGTCTTAATTTAAAAAATACATTTTCTTTTTTAGCTTCATCTGGAATATCTAATTCAAATACTTTTAAAGATCCATCATTATAATCATATTCTTCCATTGGATCATTTACAGGATCTGATGGACTTGTACTGAATATTGGAATAATTTTACCGATTTCAACAGAACTTTCTCCTTCAATTTGATAATCTAAGTACAAATCTTCTTTTCCTCTTACATCTGGATGCTCACCACCATTTTTACCATTTCCTACTTTTGCATGAACTTTTATTGTTAAAAATTTTCTGGCATCAAGTTTTTTCAATGTTGCAGACCTTTGACCAGAAGATGCACCAAAATATAAGTATGTCTGATTTATAATAAATCCACCAAAATATCCTCCTCCATTTCCAGAATTTACTATTTGAGTTCCAGTTAAATTACTAAAGTTATCATTAACATTTGCTTGGAAAGTAACAATTTCAGTTCCGCTTGGTGGAGGAATAAATCTTAAAAAATTACCATCTTGCAATTCTTCATAAGTTACTGCTAATCTGAATGAATTGATTCCTACAACTGAAGCATAATACTTTCCAGATTTAATTTCATTTCCTTCAATGTCAGTTATTCCTATAGTTTCTGCTTCTTGTTCAAAAAATACCTCTTCACCAGTTAAGAAAGAATGATTCGAATTGGCAACAAAAACTTCATTTATAACATCTGGTTCATATGTGTCAACTTTTACTGATCTATTTGTTGTTTGTATAGGATGTGATGGAAATCCTGCAAAACTTACATAGGTATTACCAGCATCATCAACATAAGTATTTTGTATGTTGCTTAACAGATTTGGAGACAATTCATCTAAAGAAGAGTCTGCATATGCCAGTTTTTTCTTAATTTTAAAAGGTCTTCTATTGTCTATAAGAGGTTTTGATGATGAAACTCCTTCTTTAAATAATGTAATAAAACCATTAACTGAATTTATAGATTGAACCGTAACATCTGAATAAGCTACTGAAAATGCACCATATCCAGGATCACTTGGTTTAACTTTACCGTATCCAACTTCTACAAGTTCTGTAACGGTGAATATTCCAAGCATGTAAGTAGGATAATTTTCAAGATTTTCCAATTCTGTTATATTACCAACTCTAGCTTGATTAATTACTATCATTTCATCATTTACATAATTGGCACCAAAATTATTAACCTCAAATTCAGTTATTCTACCATTAACATCTACCGCTATAATATCAATTGTCAAACCCGTACCTTCCCCACCTGAAGAAAGTGTAGGAACATTTGCTTCTACGATATGTCCACGACCTCCTGTGTTACGAGAAACATTACTTGCACCATATATTGGATCTTCTCCAATACCTGCCCAATCAAATCTAAGAACATCGACTTTACAACCTTGATATAAAAAATTATTTGAATCTTTAGTTATAATAGAATTTGTTCTAAATAGTCCTTCCTCATCTGGATCTTCAGATTCTTGAAAATCAACACCTTCAATATCCAAAATAGATGATTGATTATACAACCAAGTATCAAATTTAGGTCCTGAAACTTTTTCTCCAAGATAATTTACTCCAAGACTTTCTCCAACTGATGCATATTTTGAATTGATAACATTATCTGATGGTTTGGATATTGTTCCAGTTATTCTCATGGTACAAACTCTTTCTGGATCACCGTCTTCATATCCAAAAATAAAGGTATCATCTATGATATCACTGTTTTCTACTATTCCTTCATCTACAATGCCAGTACATCCAAAAAATTGGTTTTCAGATTTTGATGTGTAAGATGCAACTAAGAATTCGTCAAGGTGTTTGTATATAAATGTTCCTGTATTTCCAAAACCAACTGTTGATTCAACGTTAATAGTAGATGAACCAGTTGGTGCTTGTTCAGTAATTTTTGTTTTAATTCCAATATTAAATGTACCAAAATGTGCAGATTTATCAAATGATAGTTTATAATATTTCCTTGAACCCAAAAATACTTCTTGAATATTTGAAATTGTCCCATCTGCTGTTGGATTATCAAATGTACCCTGAAATATTTTAGTTGATATTAACTTGAAAGGATCACCTTCGATCACATCTACTATCATATCATCAGTTACTACCCATTCAGAATCTGAAGAACTAATTGTATTCTCAAAAGGTTTTTCTATAATTACATTTTTACCAAAAAGAACTTTAAATAATATTTGTAAAGAAGCATCGGTTCCTTTTGATCTATAGAAATCCTTTGCTCTTGTTAAAATATTTTCAATATTAACCTGATTTACAAATTCTCTCCCTTCAAAACCTGGTAAAAATTGAGATTTATGTTTTTTGTAAAATTCATTTACAAAAATACTACTTAAATTTATAACACGTCTTCCAAATCTATGTTCTGCACTCTCGGTAACACTAAATGTAAGATATTCAGACTTTTCGATAGATGATATTGAACTAAAACCACGAATACAACCAGTAAATGTAGTAGGTGTTTTTCCTGTATAAGTTATAATCTCATCATCAATTTTAAGAAGACCGTATTGATCAGGATATCCAGCTGTTGTAGCAACTAAAATTTCATCATCGAAAGCACTAATATCATCCCTTATAGTATTTGTTTGTACGATATTTAAGATATTATTTGAAGTAACACCAATATCTTTAAATGATGCTAAATTATCAGACAGGTATGTTGATCCAAACTCATGTTCTTCCGAAATATAATATTGATTTAAAAAATCTTTGAAGTCAGAACTCTCTTCCTGAATAAAATCCAGTATTTGACTATCAAGAATATTTGATATTTTAACTTTTGTAGATTTGGATGTGCCTATCATTGGTTATCTTACATACGTTTTGCCACTAATAAAACTAGATGGTGGCATATAATTATTTCCTGATCTATTTGATCCAGAAGATACTACATCTTCAATTAAATTCAATTTACTATTTGCGGATACATCTAAAATAATATATAAATTTTGCTTTGCAATAATATCATTTGATTCTGGTATAACTTGTATTTCAATTTTACCACTCATTGTTGTAGATGTAATATTAGTTGGAAAAATTACAATTTCTCCTTTAATATAATCAATTGTTCCTGCATTTTGATTTATATATACCACTTCATCAAGATCAGATAAAGTAAAAAATTTAATAACTCCCGTTCTTTGGTTAGAATATGGAAAATCAGTCATATAAACATCACCACTGACACCATTTATTTTAAACGCAGTAGACTTTACATTAAATCCTTCCAAATCTGCATGAAATTGATTTGAGTAACAAATTTCATAAGTTGCCAACTCATTGTATAAAGGAACAAGATTTCTTCTAATTTTAATATTTGTGATGTTAGAAGTTATTCCATCATCAACATTATCAATGATTGATTGAAGTTTACTATATTTTAATCTGCCACCAAAAGAATTAATATCAGCTGATTTTGCATAAGTTTGAATAGCAGATGTAATTCTTGTTTGTAAATTTAATTTATCTGGGATAAAACTGGAATTATAAGCAACAGTCGATTCATATTCAACATAAAGATACTTTAAATCAAGTAATTCTTGTTTAATTCCAGCAACGGTGTATTTTTTTAAATTTGATTTGATACTATCTTTTAATGCTTCGGATATTACATCTCCATTTTTTGGTTTAATTGTAATATAAACTCTTCCATATTGAGGTGGATCCAATTCCTCCCCACCATAAGCAGTTACAGAATCTATATTTGCATATAAACTTGGTATTAAACTTGAATAATCATTTGCGGTAACTGCTCTATACTGCGACGCATAGACCCTTGGAGCAAGGTATTTTACAGAATCTATAGTTTCTATCTCATCACCATTTTCGGATGTCTGAACGGTTGTTACGTTAGATATTCCACCTGTTACAGCTCCTATATTAGATGCAATGCTACCAGAAAATGTAAAGTTACTTGCACCATTTCCATCAATACCATTATTAACAATATAAGATACTGTAATTTCACTTGCATTTGGTGGTTTTTTACCTAAAAGATTATCTCCAAATATAATTTGATATTTTTCATCTGCTATCTCCTGTACAAGAAAGAGTCTAGATCTAGCATTAACTTCAAAAATATTTCTATATTCTTCATAAGTCTCGGTAATTCCAGATGATGTGACTTCAACACGGATTGTAGTGGTGTCAATATTACTATTATCTAAAATAAATGTTTGATTTGCTTGAGATGAATCAACTATAAACTTTTTTGTGATATAATTTCCTTCATATATTGAGATATTATCAAAATTTGCAATTTTTGTGTCCTCTGCAGCATTTACAACTGTGTTTGTAGGCACTGTAATGTCTTCTGGAATTGAAAAAACATAACTTCCGTTAGCAACAGATCCGATTGCAAAAATTCCTGCCTTAATTGTCGCATATACTGCCTCTTGTGTTCCAAAATTGACTGATAAATTTACCTTTGCAATAGCAGATCTTGCTGAACGAGGAACATATCCAATATTTCTTGCTAATGATGTTATATTTTCTCTAACAGTCGCACTATCAAGGAATGTTTCATTAACAGCCATATTTGTATTATATGACGTAATATATGAATTATACGCTAAAGTATCAATTAAGACGGAAAAATTTGACCCTTC